AAAAATATTTATTTTTATTTCTCTAGAAAACACTATAAGGAAGGTCAAATTAAGGTATGGTTATGCTGACTTACTCACATACGAGGTCTTGAATGACTAAGCAGAAAAGCCGCTATGCCAAGGTGCTGGACACCAAGGCGGCATCCCTTCCTGAAGCCAAGCGCCAGAAACGCAACCGACCTCCGCTGGCCGAAAAGCGCCTGACCCGAAAGCAAGAGCTTTTTGTACGGGAACTGGTGTCAAAAGATGGACAGATAACCATGCGGGAAGCGGCGATCAACGCGGGCTATCCCGAACGGTCTGCCCATGTCCGAGCTTCTGAACTAACCAACCCCAAGATCAGCCCGCACGTTTGTCGGGCGATCCGGGAGTATCGGCAAGAGCTTGATCAAAAGTACGGCGTGGAATACCAGCGCCACCTTCGGGATCTTCAAGTCATCCGGGATGCTGCGTTGGATAGCGGCGCGTATTCTGCCGCAGTACAGGCGGAGTATCGCCGGGGTCAGGCGCAGGGGGACATCTACGTCAATAAGACGGAGATCCGGCACGGCACGATTGAGCAGATGAGCAAGGAAGAAGTGATTAAGGCTTTAGACGAGTTGAAACAGGTGTATGCTCCGATCACGCATGATGCCGACCCGTCAGATGCGGGCAACCGCCAAAAGGCAAAAGAACGTTTGGCAGAAATAGATGGCTGACATTCTGGACACTCCGGTCAAAGCAAAGCGACCACGGGAGGCTAGCTTTTGGCAGGCCATGAAACAGGCCATGAAAACACACCGCCCCGATTGGAGCGCCACGCGATTGGAGTCTCGCGCAACGCAGGGGGTCCCGGACGTTTTAATTTTGGACAGTGGGGGCAATTGGCATCTGGTGGAGTTGAAGACCACGCAAAACAATTCTGTCCAGATCTCCCCCCATCAGGTGGCGTTTGCTACCAAACACGCCCACGGCAGTTGTTGGATCGCGGTTAAGCATTCTGCGGGGGTGTCCCTGTACCGTGGCGACTGCGTGATAGACCTGCGCCTAGAAGGGTTGGAGTCTGAAGCCACGGCTTTTTTCCCTGCCCCCGTGGATTGGGCCGCCTTCTTTAAAAGACTTGCCCCGTAAGCGACACATCGCATATACTTTAGGTGGGCAATGATGCCCGCACAGATTGGGAGAAATAAGCGCTGTTTTTTCTTAAAAGAATCGAGAAAAATTTAAACGAAGCAAAAAAAAGGTTGCGGGACCAGCGCCTTAAAAACATGGCGCGGGCTAGCCAATTTGAAAGAGGTTTACACCATAGATGGGAGAAAAAAGTTATGACAAGAGGTGAAGCTGCGGAACAGCGATATTCGGGAATGACCTATGACCACGCTCTGCCGCAGGGCTGGGTGGACGCCTGTACGGAAAAAGGCATGGACCCTAGAGGTCATTTTGTCTGGTTGTATGATGACTACGTCGGACGCCCTGCGCCGATTACCGAAGAGGGTGAAAGGATTAATAGCTTACTGGCGCGTAACCCATGATCACTCACGTATATGATTTTTGTTTTGAAATAGAGTGCGGCTTGTCAGACCCCCATGATGTTCCTGCGGAAGTTTTGCGGGCCGCCATTCAGCAGTTGATAGATTCTTTGCCTGACGAAGAATTACTCGACGCCTGCGCCATCGTGGACAGCGTTGCGCACTGACCCCGCTTCGGCGGGGTTTTTCTTGTCAAGCTTTTTTTTCACGCCTCGCAAACCCGCACCGTTATTGACCCCGCCGTTTCAAATCGCCCCGATTTGCCCGCTTATTGGAATTTTAAAAAATACCGTATGTTATAATATGCGCATCAAGTCCAAGCGACTTCGATGTTCTTTAACAGCGCTGGCCTAGCACCGAGACGCGAGTCCGCTATCGGATGGCAACTTCTCAAAAACATTCATTTTCACTTTGGGAGAAAAGCAATGGATAATTCACTTTACGTTGTAATCGCGGCTAACCACTGTTGGGGTGCGGCAGAGTCTTTAACCGAGGCACTGAGCAACGCTCACTTGAGAGAGCAAACCCGTCTGAGTCATTTTGATTGGGTGTTCGATCAAGAGGAGTTACAGGAACGGTGGGATAGCTGGAAAAAATACGGCGAGCAGGATTGGCGAGAAGAGATTGAGTTCTCTGATGAAAAGCCAACCGAGTGCCTGATCTACCGGTTAGATTGCGAGGTCTGGAAAAGCTACCGGATCTGCGACATCACGGGCGGGATAAGTGCCGAGCCTCTTGATCCTGAGATGACCGGCGCGGAGGCCAGCAAAAAGCTGGCTGAAATCCAGATCAGGGCGCTGTTCGATGACGGGGTATTAAAACCCCTCAAGTGAATCCAAACCAACCCCGCCCCGGCGGGGTTTTTTTTGGCCCGCGTATGCGATACTCTCCCCCTGCGGAATCCACCGCGTCACTTTGGGAGAGTGAACATGACAACATTGGAATACGGGCAGGACCCTGCCACCGTGACCAACCCCGATTATTGGGATTGCGAATGCAAGACTAATTACATCCGGCCCAAACAAAGCTTGGGTGCGGACCAATCAAAATTTGAGTGCCCCCTCTGCGGGGCGAGTGAAGACGAACAGCCGGACAGCCGAGCAGATGAAGTGGCGGCGGCACTGGCGGACGTTGAGTTGTGGCCTGCAATTGAAATGCGAGATCACTATCAGATTCACGGTTGGGTTTCGATGGATACGAAGATCGACATCTTGGCGTCATCGGAAGAAGAAGCGATAAAGATTGCCGAGCGTGTTTTTAATCAGCGCGTCATCGATATGTATAACGCCAGCATTGGAGCCGACGAACGGGTGAATGACGATTGGTATGAACCCGGATGTGACCAAATGGAAATCGTGGACGTTCGCGAATATGACGGCGACGCCTGCTGGACGCTGGAATCCAGCGAAGGATTGCCCTATTGAAATTTTAAAAAGAGGACTTGCCGCCCCGTTTACGGTATGCGATAGTTCGGGTTCGGCAATCCGCCGCTTACTTTGGGAGATACACCATGCAACACACGATTGAAAATTCAGACAACACCCTGACCCGCTTGCTTCAACAGGTGCAGGATCAAGCCGCCAGATCGCAGGATTTTCTGGCACCGACTAATCAGCTTCAACTCATGACCGGGGATCGGGGCGATGGCAGTAAGGTCAGCCAGATCATCATGGAACAGTCTGGCGGGGCACCGACTCAAATTCTCGCCGCTAATGAGGTGGCGTTTGACCAGATCAGCCAGCGGGCCGGTATCGACGTTCGGACTGCTCGCCGGTTACAGCAGGATTACTCCACCGAGTTTGATGGATTGATCAACGCTATCTGGCAGAAAGAACCGGCGGTGCGGATGATCCGTTCGTTCCAGCATTCTGACCGAGCAGGCACTGCCCGCGCATTTGTCAGCGACAAATTTAAAACGTTCGATAACGTTCACCTGTTGCAGTCCGCACTGCCCGAACTGCTGGAAAGCGATGCCCAGTGGAAAGTGGTGAACGGTCAGGTGACTGACAAGCGGCTGTACCTCCGACTCAAGTCTGAAGTAATCACGGGGGAAGGCGCGGCTGTTGGCGACATCATGGCGCTGGGCATTGGGATGTCTAACAGCGAAGTCGGTTGCGGTAGCGTGAACGTGTTCCAAATGTTCTGGACGCTGGCCTGCCTGAACGGGATGCAGACCGAGAAGCGGACCCGCAAGTCTCATATCACTGGGGCGCGTGGCGATGCCGATACGTGGGGCCTGCTGACTGACGAAGCCAAAGATGCGGATAACCATGCGCTGGCGCTTCAAATGCGGGATGTGACAAGGGCCTACGCCAGCCGCGAGGCGTTTGACGAAGTGCTGGAAAAAATGAAAGCTGCTCACGACGATAAAGTCGAGGGCTCGCCGCAGTCGGCTGTCGAGGCTATGGGCAAGGTATTGGCGCTCACCAAAAAGGATACCGCCAGTTTGATGGACGGCCTGCTCGCCACTATCGGGCAGGCAGGCTACGCCGGTCAGCCTGTAACCCGCGCCACTATGGTGAACGCCGTCACGGCGGTAGCGCATCAGGCCGAAGCAGATAATGTTGACGATTGGCAGAAACTAGGCGGGCGCGTTCTGGACCTGCCCCGCTCCGATTGGCAACGAGTAGCGATGGCCGCATAACCCGGTCCCCAAAGTGCCCCCCGTATGGTTCGCCCTGCGGGGGGTTTTCTTTTTCTGGGGTATGCGATACATTCCACCAGTGCGGCAATCCTGCCGCGTACTTTGGGAGAAACGATTGTGAAAAAACCAACGATTGAAGACTTAAAAAATACAGTGGAGCAGTTTGAATATCTTGATTGGCACGGCGAGTATCAGGGCAAATTTTATTATAAGGGGATCGCGGTGACCTGCGATGATTTGGGGGACATTGCCACGCTAATGGTGGAAATGCGCGACGATGGTTTTGATCTTCCCAAATGGGACCATCAGGATAGTCTTGGGATGGGCTACATCGCGGCATGGCGGCCCAGTGTTTTCGCAACCGCAACTGCGGAGGTTTGAACCATGGCCACATTAAATTTAGACCTTCGCGATTATGATATTGAGCCGCATGAAATTTCGCTTTCCTCGTATGAAATTGGCGCGATGCTGGAAGCGAACAGTATCGAGCCTGATGATTTACACGCCGAATGGCCCGCGCTAGATCGTTACATCCGCGAAGAATGCGAGCCCGATTTAAACGCGGACAAAATTGCGGAGTTGATTGCGGGCGGCGGCTGGGAACCCGATGATTTAGACCGGTTTATCATAAATTGCGTTCGGTGTTTAAAACTGCAAATTATTGGGGAGAAACAAAGGGCGGCGAGAGCGGTGCGGGATCTCGAATATGGCTCCCCATTGGAAACCGCCGAAGCGGGATAGCCCGCACCCGATCCGATAGCCCGCCACACTGGCGGGCTTTTTTTTGCCCGCACGGTATGCGATAGTGATCAGGCCGCGATTGGCGGCGATACTTTGGGAGAGTAATCAGTGAAGCTATTAGATACCCGAGGGGGTAATACCAAACTGAAAAAAACCGGCGCGGCGGCCCCGTTCCGTTACGCTGGCCTGTCGCTTTATCCTGATCCGGTTTTGTGTCCGGGATCGAAGGCCGCCGGATGTATGGCGGATTGCCTAGCGGAGCAGGGGCGCGGGCGGTTCACCAGTGTGCGCGATTCGCGGCAGGGGAAGGCCGAATTTTTCCACGGGGATCGGGCGGGCTTTATTGATCAATTGGGGCGAGAGCTGCTGAATTTTCAGCGAACGTGCAACCGATCCGGCGAACGTGGCGCGGTCCGGCTTAATGTT